TATTAAATTGTACGATTACAATTGTACCAACATAATTCTTTTTAAGACCCATTTCTCCAGTTTCTGGATTATATTGAGCTCTATACCATTGTCTTAATGTTTTATACAAGTAAGCTTGGTTAGAATCATTTAAGTTAAGCGAGAAGCTAACTGTAATATCAATTGCAGTTGCACCAGGCATACCAGCGTAAGATCTATCGGAAAACTTATATTTCTGTCCGATTGCATCTACTGCAGGAGCCATAGTATCTAATCCACTAATTGAATTGACGTGTTGTAAAAGGAACTCTTGTCCAGCAACTCCATCCGGTGGTAAAATTGTCACCTCGAATAGGTTAGCTTGAACGGGCTCGAAGTTTCTTCCCTTCTTGCTAGTTTGGTCCTCTGAATAATGTGGTAAAGCCATATCTTTAATTTCTTATTTTATTTATATATCGTTGTTTTCTTATGCAAAGTTACCTGTTGCGATTTCCCCTGTGTTAAGTACAGTTACTCTCGATACTAGTATCTCAAGACCTTTAACTGGTTCTACGAACGTATCTAAGATTCCCATGTTGTTATCGATAACTTCAGACGTATTGTTTGAAGCATCCATGATATTCTTATAGTCATATACACCACCATCTTTCTTCACTGATTCCATAAAGTTGTCAGCTAAAGTTTTGATCTCTAATCTAGTTTGAGCGCTATTGAACTCAAATAGGTAGTTCTTAAGGATTTCTGCAAGACCATCTTCAATGTAAATTAATACTTCTCTTACGTGAGCTGAAGATAATGCTGATTGAACTCCTTGTTGTGCAGTCTTGTTACCTTTAATAGTTAAACCTACGCCTCTTTCGAATACGATTGGGTTGTAACCAAATGGCTCAAGAATATCTCTATCATTTTTATCGAATGAGAACTCTAATGACTGTACTCCAGTTCCACCTACAACTCCTCTTCTAGGACCTGCGATGATTGACCATGGTAAAGCATCTAAATATTTATCGATATAGTTGTTAGATACGTATGCTGCTGGTGGAATTACTTTAGTTCTTCCATTCTCAATTACATTAAGACCAGGACCGTAGTAGAATGCATAAGATGCACCTGCGTTGATCGATGGTAATGTGTAAAGAGATGTTGGATTAGTATCTAAGTTACCTCCTGTTGCAACGTGATTCACACTAAATCCATAAGGAGCAAATGAGTCTTTAAACGTTGGGTTAGTTGCTGCTTTAAGTTCTTTCACCATTGGTGCGTTAAGAATTGCTGCTGCATTTTGTCTTTCTTTACATAAGAATGATAATTCTTCCTTATTTAAGATTGATCCGTTCTCTAAAGAACCAAATGTATCAACTACATATCTGAATGTGATATTGTCTTTATCTACTAAAGCGTTTCCTAAACCAGTTCCTGGCTTAATTGCTGTTAGTAATTCTGCAATACTCTTTTCAGTTTGTGTTGCTCCTTCTAATGGGAACGTTTTATATAATCCAGAAGCATCTTCATATCTCTTAAGTGCATAAGCTGGTCTAGAAGAAACTACTCTATGGGTAATAAATTTATATTCAGTATTAACACCATCGTAAGTTTTTTCGATTTTCTTAATTCTAGATAGTTTACCACCATCACCTGGGATATACATTCCTACTTTAATATTAGCGTTTAATACACCAACACCTGTGTAAGAGTAAGTAAATGTTCCAGCTTGATTATCAGTCCAGTCCCAACCACCTGCTAGTGTAGGGAACATCTCTGTTCTATCGTTTGGAGATAATGTCCATATATCAAATGCAGTATTTAATGCTCTTTTATATACTACTAATTCAGATGCGTTAGCATTTGTGTAATCTGTACTGAATCCAACATTACCTGCTGGAGATACAGTTACAACTCCTGTTACGTTATCTATATCAATTGTATTGATTGCAATATATTCACCTGCGTTTTCAGATAATAAGAATGCATTTCCACCTACTAATAAGTCTCCATACGCAAATGGCGCAGCACTTAATAATAAGTTTCCATTGCCATCTACTGTTATAGTAGCTGGAGTATTCCATGTAGCTGATGTTCCAGCTGCAAATTTCTCATAAGATTTAGAAATATCACCTGATGCAGTAATAATTGTACCACCTGCAGTAGTTTCTATTGTATTAATCTTAACATATTCTATGCCAACTGCAGCTTTTAAATATTTAGTATCGTTAATTCCTAAAGTAGCAAGTCCAGCTGGTGTAACTCCTTCGATTGTTAAAGTTGCTCCATCTACTGAATTGTCACCGAAACCACTAATATCTACTATAGTACTAGTTTTTTCTTGTTCTACTTTATGTGATAATACTTCGTAATCTTGGTAGATGTCGAAATTGTTACCAATTAAATCAATTTGTGGAAGTGCATCTTCTTGTACAGCACAGAATAAACCTGTTCTTCTAGCCTCCATATTAATTAGAGTTTCGATGTACATTTGATTACCTTCAGCATCAATAAATTCAGGGATTAAAGATAATCCATTATATTGTGCCATTAAAGTTACTTCTCTTAATCCAGCGAATTTAGCAAATTCTGCTTTGTATAAACCATTAGCATCAAAGTAAGTACCGTAGTTAGGGTCATTATTTAATTCAGCAGCATCAAATTTACCTTTGAATACAAATACATCTACTAAGTAGTCTGATACGTATTCATCAGCTTCAACGCCTTCTGGAATATTAGATTCTCCGTACCATTCTCTTGCAGTTAATTCAAAACCTCTAGTATCAGCAGCTTGTCTAATGATAATTGTGATTGGGTCTTGTTTGATATTTACAAAAGAAATTGCGTGGTTTGTATCTTCAGCAGCAGCAGTTAATAACTTCTCGTCTGAAGGATTCCAAAACTTATCAATATCAAATACATCGCTGAATTTCTTACCAGCAACTGCAGATGATTGAATAGTGTTAGACGATAAACCTTCCGAAGAAGAGTTAGTTGCTGGAGATAATATCGATACTTGATCGTCAGAATCATCAGCAGTTAAGTTTAACGCTAAGATTGGTCCTCTAGATAAAGCTTCGATAGCTGATCTGTGGAAGAACATATTTTTCTTTTCTAGTGACTTATCGATGCCACCGAATACATTTTTAAACTGTTCAACATCTTCTACTAATACTGGAGTATTGTAAGGACCTTTGTTAGATCTACCTACAACTAATCTAATAGTTTCAGCAGGGATGTTCACGGTTTGTGATTTGTCGAACTCTAAGCGATATACGCCTGAGCTTTTGAACTGTAGTAATTGAGGACTTAATGCCATAATCGTTTAGTTGTTATTTTTTAATTCTTTTATTATATATCCTTGTCTTTTTGCAAATTTATTTAAGTAGGTCATAAATGTCATATTGTAAATCTCCTTGCTGGTCACTATCCTTATATAAGATGCTTTCCATCTCGTCGTGAACTGCAGGATCTATGAAATCTAAGATCTCCTCAACGAAATCTGCGTAATCCGTTGTGTTAAAAAATTCAGTTGCAGTAATACATGTCATAATGACATCATCGTTCCCCATTTGAGCCCCATAGCTACCATTTGGTAAAGTACCAAATAAGGACGCCTCAGTTACTGTAACTTCATCAGTTAAATCTAATCTATTTATCTTATACAATTTTGCAAAATTCTGACAAAAGATAGCTTTATTGTCAGATTTTAGTTTTATTCCTGGTTTTATTGTCTTTGCGTCGTGTCTATGTCTGAATTTTACTATCATCTCATCGTCAAAATCATTTCTTTGTGGAAATATACTTCTTAGATACTGGAATAAAACTGTACCATAAGTATTATACTCTACAATCATTTTTACGTTTTCAGAGTTAAAGACGTCTACTGCTAAAGTATAAAGTACCTTTGCAAAATCTTCGATGACATGTTCATTAGATTTAAACCTAGCAACTTGTTCAAATTTAAAAAAGTCGTACATCGCACCAGGATTAATAACATTCTTAATTTCTTCTGAATTCATCGGAGCGACTTTAAAAATATTAATAACGGAGGAATCACCACCATTACCTTCTGCAATATCTACTGAGAACAACCAAAAGTTTTCAGTATCTGCACATGTTTCAATATCAAATGATGGATCCCACTCTAAGAAACCTTTTGTATCAATACTAATATAATCAAATTGATCAAATTCATGATAAACATACGGCTTCATTCTCTTTCTCATCTTCTTCATATCGACTGGGTCTAATAAGAGGTTGGATGAGCTAACGAATTCATTTCCATACTGTTTATTAAATGCTTCAATTGAACCTAGGTTCGCTAATTCTCTTTCATACCATGCTTCATCTCTATCAGGGTGTTGCCACCAATCAATTCTTGTCGCTAGATATTCATTATCACCTCGATCTGCCGCAGCATAGATTTGATAGAACTTATTAAATCCGTTTGGCGTAGATGTAATTGTTATTCTTGAGACTTTCGATGAGGATAATGTAGGATATACATTCTCATAGAAAGAGTCTGCTATCGATGGATGGACGTGGGCAAACTCATCTAGGTATAGATTATGGATTGTAAAACCAATACCAGATTTTGCTGTGGTAGACTGTCCTATTAGTCGACAACCATTATCACATCTCACATTCATGACATCATATTTAATAATACCAGGTTTCATAAAGAACGGTAAGTTCTCAATTACTGTTTTGGCTTTATCAATAATTTCTTTTGTTGAATCAGATTTATTCGCAAGTAGCAGAGTATTCTTATCCATATTAAAGGTAACATACCATGCATTAAAAATAGATGCAGTTACGGTTTTACCCATTTGTCGAGCAGCAAGAACAATATTAAATCTATCATTCTGAAAATTCCTCAACATTTCTTTTTGATAATCTCTCAGCTTTACTTGTTGAATACCTTCATCTGTCATCACTACTGCATACTTCTCTGCAAAATAGACAATGTCCTTGGCACATCTAGCTAACTCGGTAATTTCCTCATCAGTATATTCAAATACTATATTACCTTTCTTTAGAAATTGTCTACCCTCGTAGAATGGTAACTTAATCTTAGGACGATAACCCTGATCCATAGCCACTAACAGATCATCGATCTGTCGGGTCGACCATACAATCCTATCAGCAGAAGCATTAACTCCTTCTTCTTTTGGGATCCATTTATTATCTCCTATTCCGTCTGACATATATTATTCTGTTGGTTCTACGTCTTCAATATCCTCTTCTTCAGTAGCACCATGGATGCCTGCTTGAATTGCAGCCATTAGGTCTTTTGTACCTCTTTGGATATTTTTATTACTTGTATCTCCACCAGCACCTTCAATTTCTGATTGATTTGCTCTTTGTTGATAAATTTCTAAGTCTCTAGCTATTCTTTTCGTACCCTCTTCAGCAGCCATTAAATACATGGTCTGAGATTTAATAATATCTAGCATTGATTTTTGTAGAGTTGCTAGTACTTCAAACATTCTTGGTGCTAATTCACCAGAGTCAATTGTTTCTAATAGAGTGGTTAGAGCTTTTTCACCTGCCTGTAACTGGTATATTAATGACGACATTGTCATTTCATCCATCTTCTTTTTAGCAGCTATATAATCGTCCTTTTCAATAATATCTGCATCGAGATAAAATTTCATAAGACTTGTTATAGTCTTTTGTGCCTTTTTAGTTGCACTAGATTTTAAATCGGTATAATTAGTTACTGGTGCCAATGAAGTTGGCTTAGCCTGAATAGGAAGATCTTTAGGATCGTTTTCAACATCAATTGGACTATCTCCAATTAATGCATCTAATTCTTGCCTAATATCGTCTGC